TGATGGATCTTGGTCAATCTCGGTCCCGTCAGACGCCACAATCCATTGCGGCTTATTATCCGGCCCGCCGTAAGGCTCATAGTAACAGGCAACGGGGCCTGGGTCGGCGGCGCACCATATTAAAACGACCGGCCCGCGTGGCTGCCCGTAGGGGTTGAGGGGCGCGGATTCCATCGGCTGCCAATCGCTGCTGCGCATCACTCGCCCTCCGATCTTCGTGAACATTCTTGGCACCGAATAGTTACGTGCCCAGCTATGAACTTCGCGCCATCTGGAAGAATGTCACCAACCTCTGCGGGTGACAGAGGTTGCGTCCACCATCCCAATCCGCTGCATCTCCAGCAGTCGCTGCCGCCCCCGGAACTTGGCCAAGATCCATCAAGTGGCATTACCGATCCTCCTTTGCCTGTTTCGGTTTAGCCCCCAACCAGTTTTTGAAATTCTGTTCTACCCTTATCGCACCAACAAACGTGCGAGACATCCCGCCCGCTCGACATCCGCACTCGCAAGGAACGTCTGCCTCGAAGTCCCGTGTTAAACCGCAATCGCGGCAGGTGATGAAACCTGCCATCACTCGCCCTCCTTGGATTTGGGCGCGGATCGCGTCCCGAGATTGTCATTGAGCGTGTGCCGCTTCACCCACGGGAACCCGGCGTCGTGGAAAACCTTGAGCGCAGCGGCTTCGGTGTAAATGTCGGGGTTGTGCCACAAGGCCGCGCCGTCACGCACCACCTTGTCAGGGATCGACGGCCAGCGGGGCTTAGGGCTTTGCGGTGGAGGTGGGATTTGTGCAACTGGCTTACACCCTCGCTTGTTGTAAACAGGGTTTTCGTCAAAGATCGCTCTGGCTTCTTCCTGAGACGCTTCGATCACCGAGGGAAACCACTCTACGGTAATCGTTACGATATCGTGAAACCAAGACTTATCTTTGTGGCTCAATGTTCTCGCAAAGACATTCATGGAGCAACCAACGTATAAAAGTTGACCCACGTCGTCAAAGTGCCTGTAAACTGCATGTGGCTCACTCATCGCGCTTTACCGCCTTGATGATTTCTACTCGCGCATAAACCGAAGGCTTCATGCCTTGCTCGTCTGCCACCTTGTCCAGCTTCTTTCGCTCCTCGGGCGTCAAAAGCACTTGCAGCCTGTTTGATCTAATTTCGCGCATATCAACCTCTTGTGTGTTCACATGGGTTATAGCGCAATCTCTATGTGCGTGCAAGTCACATAATATGTGTTGACCATGTTGGATTGGTTCGCTATATGTATCTCAACGGAATCGAAGAAAGGGCCAAGCCATGACCAACGCCATCGAAACTCACGCACGCACCGCCTACCGCGCTCCTCGCGTTCAGCAATCCGCCCGTATCGCCGACCATTTCGCCTCGGTCGCCCTGCGCGCTTATGAGCGTGGCGACGCCACGCGCTCGCTGGTCCTTAAAGCCTCAAAGGCGGTTAGGGCCGCTGACGGCACAATTCACGACGAGCGTGTTGCAATCCTCCGCGCGCGCTCCGAGGCCGACATTGCCGCTGAGATGGATCGATTCCTTGAGGGCCACGTCGCGCCGCAGCCATTCGCGGCACTGAGCGACGCACTGCACGCCACCGACGAACGGCTGTGTGCTATCCTCCGCGCCGACACCGATAAGGTGCATCCTTTAGCTTGATGCTCCGGTGCGCCGCCCTGTGGGGCGGCTATCCCCAACGCCAAATATTCAAATGAAAGAACCGAACCAATGACCATGCAGGAAAAAATCGCAGCGATGCAGACCAAGCGCACCGCCAAGCCGGAAGTCTATCAAGCCGATGATGGCACTTGGGGCCACTGCATGGCTTACGGCGCGGGATTTGCTGACAAAATAACCGCACAGATGGACTTGCGATTTTGCAAAGATTGGGCGCGGGCATGACGCGCCCCGTCTCGCACTCCCATCTGGTCGAGATTGTGGCTCGACGGATGCTTGCTGACATGGAAGATCACGGCGGCGTTGATGAGTTCTGCGAAAAGCTAACCGGCTTTCCGGAACAATATCTTAGCGAATTGGCGACTGGCGCAATAGACTGCATCAGTTTGAGTGATTGCTTGTCGCCCCGCGTTGAATATAGCAAATAAGGACACTCGAAATTCCCGCCAAATGGGGCGGTGAAGGTGGGTTCCGAGAGGACCACAAGAGGGACTGCTGAAAAGGCCCCGAAACGACGCCCTGACTGGCATTTTGGGATTGCGTTATGAACTGTCTGCATTCTTGGCAGATGTGGTGTGCCAGCACTGCCATGACTGCGGGGTGTCCGCAGCAGAGGGCCACCATACCCACAGGGGGCGGAAATCCCCCACCTGAAACGAATAACGGATAGGACACTTCGCATGATCGACTACGCAACCACCAAACCGGGCGATAAGCTGCGCATCACAGGGATGGGCGCGCCGGGCTTCGCTGAGTTAGGCGACATTGTTACCGTCACAAAGTGCAACGGAGATAACAAACTGTTCGCAAAGAACGACGCCGGGACGGAAGTTTTCTTTGCTCTGACTTGCGGCGCACAACGCCTAGAACACACCAACGAATAGGACGGAACATGGCAGGAATAGACAAATTAAGCGCAGACGCAGAGGGCCACGCAACAAAAGATAGAGCAAAACTTCCGATTATTGAAATGCGTGAGTTTGAAGTTCGCACTCTTGAAGATTGGATTGAGTTTGCGCGGAGCGACGACTGCCTCAAACACATGGTGCCAAGTGACCTTCGCACCATCCTCAGCAATATCAAAGATTAGGACGCCCAGATGGCATATGCCACCCGAACCGAAGTTCCGGTAAGCAAGAGCAAAACCGATATTGAAAAGCTGGTGCACAAATATGGGGCAGACTCTTTTGCGATCATGCAGAGAGCCAGCGCCGCACAGGTAGCCTTTTCACTGCAAGGTCGTAACATCTTGTTTCGGATGCAGGTGCCAGAGGGGGATCAGAAAGAGCGGACTATCTGGCGGGCGCTGTTGCTTACGATAAAAGCAAAGTGTGAGAGCGCAGAAAGCGGCATTGAAACCTTCGAGGAAGCGTTTATGGCGAACGTCGTCATGCCCGACGGTCGGACGGTTTCCGAGACCGTGACGCCCGCAATAGAGAGTGGCTACAGCGGGCGCGACGTGCCCCTGCTACCGCACTATTAAAGGCCGCATGGAAAGGGGCTAGCAGATGGGAAAAGACACCGTGATAGCTGGGTCGCGAGAAATTATCTGCCCACGGGAGGGCGAAGGGGGCACCTACGCGGATGAAGTCCATGAGGCAGATCGTCCGTCACATTCTCGGCTTCTTGGTCCGAACGGGAAGCCCTTGTTATACGAAACGAAACAACCTATCGGCTTCCGCCTCTCGGGTCGCAGGTCGCAGGGAAGCGAGGGGTCCGAATGAGCTACGTTCAGTTTTCCAAGCTGCTTTCTAGCCTGTCTATTGAGGCTTCATCAGCGGCGCGCGATGCCATTGAAGTTTTAGAGATAGACGAGGCTGGGACACCTTCATCCGCCGACGTCACTGCCCCGCCACCAGTTGACATGGATCGGACCGAATTTGCGGGCAATAAGGAATATGCGACAAATCGCATGCTCGGGTAAAATGCTTGACTAAAGGTCAATATGGAAAAGCCCCGCCACCGGGATCAACCGATAGCGGGGCAGTTCAACAGGCAGGGTCCGCGCGAACCCGGCGCGGGCGGGGTCAGTTTGTAACGCCAGCCTCGTAAGTCCCGTTATTCGGATCGAGCCGCGCGGCGGTCACCATCGGCTTCATCGGCAACCACCCCCAGAGCATGACCTGTCGGGTGTTCACGATCAGCAGCGGAGGGCCAACCCCAAGACAGGGCATTGCCCATTCCAGAGCCGGGTATTCCACGGTATCAGACGCGCCGATCTGGAAGAACGCCACACGCGCCGGGCCGGATGCACACTCAAGCTGGCTGTCGGTTTTCGTGAAGTTGATCTCTGACGTCCACCGAACGTAATATCCATTCTCACCCGTGGCCTTTCGGACAGACACCAACGGTCCGTCACGAACAATCCTTGTGAACATGAAGTTGCCGGTGGCTTCGCTGTAACTGATCGAAATGGGCTGGATGAAAAAGCCGGTCGGGAATGCCAGCCATGCCATGACCGTCGACGCCATGAACGCGGTAAGCACCGCCATCCCGTAGAATACAAATCGCAAACGCTTCATGGCAGGCCCCGGAAGATGATTGACCTGTACGACCAGATGACCGCGGCAAGCGTGGCGACGATCGCGCCCAGGGTCGATATGCCCCATTTCAGGTAACGCTGCTCGGTCACCGCCCGTTCACGGTCCCGAAGTTCGGCCCGAGATTCCAGCGCCTTGATATGGTCCTCCATGTCTCTGATCTTCGTAAATAGTTGGGTAAATTTCCATTCTACAAGATCGGATGACCCGGATTTGCCTCGGTAGTCATTATCCGTCACACCGCGCACCCCGACTGTCCTGTGGCTTGCCTGTCGTCGCCGTCTGTCATTTTCTTAATTCCGTCCTGCGTTGTGCACTGGCGTCAGTATGGCGATCACATGCCGGGGGGGTGTATATACCAACGGCGCAGCCTCGGGCTACGTTCCCGTCAATCCGATCCTGATCGGCCAGCGTCTTGCCTTGCGCGCCGGGAAGATCATCGCCGAGAACGTCAGCGATCCCGCCTACATTTACTGGTCCCAAAGTCCCACACGCGGCCAGCGTCGACACAGTTAGCGCGGTTAAGGTCAGCTTTATCGGCGGCATCTGAGGCATCCTTGTTTTGTTCGGTGATTTCGTCGCGCAACTCGTCCTGAGCATTGTCCTGAATTTGTCCAACGGCCCACCACACGCTGGCCGCAAGCAGACCCGCGATAATGAATGCCAAGACCAACTTGCCTGGGATCAGGCGGGAGAGAATGGAGATCATGCTGTGCCCCTTCTGACTTCCTTGCAATCGATGGACAGCCAGAGCAGATCGGCATCAGGGTCCGATAGCCGGGCCATCGTCTGGACGGCGACGGTTTTGGCCGCAACGCAGTCCTGATGCTTGCCGAAGTAGATCGGGGCCACGGAGGCGCGGCAGTTGTCGCCGTTCATGTCTGGTCCACCATACGCCCGACGACGACAGCGATGCCAACGGCCCCGACGATCCATGGGAGCCACGTGTCGGGGATGTTGCCCTTCACGTCCTCTGGCAGAACCACCCACGCGGCGGGCAGAGCGACAACCAACGCTCCGGCCTGCACGGAAAACCAGCGCCATGCGTTCTTCCATCCCTCTACAAGTTTCATGTCACGCTCCCTTTCGGCTTGTGAAAAACCCGATGATTGCCGCGATCAGGGCCGCGATGCCCGTGGTGGGCCGGTCAGGGGTCGGGTCGATGGGTTCAACGTCGGGGGGAGTGGGGGTGCCCATAAGGCTGAGAAGCCGCTCTTGCGTCAGTGTCCGCACTGGCTTCCAGATCACCTTGCCCGCGCCGTTCGTGCCCCAGACTGTCACCTTGCTGTTCCCGTAAGTCCCGTTGGCAAACAGATCCCGCTCCGCTTTCCTGCGGGGGATAATTTCAGGAGGTTTTTTCCAATTCATGATGCCCTTGATCGCCGCTGCCTTGTCGCCCCGGTTGAAGTCCCGCACCCACGATGCGCGCGCTATCGCTCCCGTGTTGAAGTGGAAGCTGACAGCAGCGTCGAATTGAGCTTGCGTAAGCGGAACATTGAACGCCCGACGAACCCCGGACTCATACTTCACCACGTCCATTCGAAACGCGCGAAGAACTTTTCGAATTGCAGTGTCCAGATCGGCGGGCATGGCTTTTGGCAGTGTTGCGGGGTTCGGTGATCCAGCGGCGGTGGTATGGCCGACACCCCACGTCCAGACGCCTACGCTGTCCTTGTATGGAGCCGGGACGATGCCCTCATGGGACGCAAGAAACGCCAGTCCCTCATTGCTGATCGTCTGTGCCATATGTCCTGCCCTCTGTTTCATTTGCTCAGGTTGTCCATTTCATCGCGCCCCAACCACGGCACATGCGGTGCCAGCGCGTCTTCGCGGGCCAGCGCAAACCAGAACAGCCGGATCTTGTTGATCCTGTTGGACGTGTCTGCCGGGAGCTTCTGCGGACGGGCGATGTGGTAGATCACCAGCAGCCCGATCAGCGACGGGACCGACAGGAAGAACAGGAGCGCGGACAAGAGCATGCCCATCGGCCAATCACCGGGCTCTACCGCGGGCGCGGCGCAGGTCTCGGAGAACCTGTATTTCCTCGACCGTCTTGGCACCTGCAAACTCGGTTTCAGCTTGCGCACGGAGCGTCGCCAGACGTTCGGCTTCCATATCCTGCATCGTCTCCCGGATCGCGGCTTCGCGCTCTGCGGCGATGACTTCGGCGGGGGCGCGTTTTGGCAGTGTGAACGCCTCGTCAATCGTGATTTCGCCGGTCGCGGCATCCAGAACCCTGCGCATCACATATACCTCAGCCGCATTTCGCCCGCGTCGAAACTCCCGGCTGTCAGGGTGAGCCGCAAATTGTCCAATTCGCCTGCCAGAGCAACGCGCCCGCCCCCGGTGTATCCTAGGCTTTGAGTTGTTCCGACAGTCTGCGAAATCCAGATATTCCCTGAGAACCTTTTTAGTTTGATGCTGCCATGCAGAAAATTTCCAGCGGAGTTCAAAAAGGTAATCATTCCGGCTGTAGACGACCGCGAGGTGGTGGTAATGCTAACTGCAGACACATAGCCTGTAGTTGTTGGAGTGCCACCAGTGCCAATCTGTAATAAAAGGTCTCCGTTCGAATTTCCCGAGACGCCATCAAGCCAGACCTCGATGTCAGTTACCCCCGCCGGAATGGACGTGACATCAATTGCCGTGCCTGACGTGGTGGCAACAGGTGTGGTTTCGGTCCACGACGGCAAATCACCCGATGCCCACTTCGTCCCGTCAGACACAAGCGCCGTCCCGGCGACCCCGACCGGAATGCGATCGAACCCCGTCCCCGCCGCATTGCGCTGGAGCAGGTCGCCTGCCGCGTCTGAGCCGACGTTAATCAGCGGGGATATAAGCGTCTTGTTGGGCAGCGTCTGAGCGTCGGTCGTGCCGACGATATCGCCGGTTGGCAGCAACTTGACGCTGTCCTTGATCAGCTTGCCGGTTGTGCCGTTAAATACGGGAACCGCGTCTGCGGTAGCCGATGCCGGGCCAGCAATCTTCCCCTCAACCTGATCAAATCTCGCTGCATCGGTCGAAGTTGTAGCCGCGGCTACATTCGTAATCCGGTTGCCGCCCATCTTGAGGTCGGAAGTCATGGGGGCCGACCCGTCCCGTGGGAGACTGCCCGTCAACGCTTCGGCAATGTCCTCAAGGGGCGGATTGTGCTGCTCCACCCTGATCGTTTCGCCGGACACAGCGCGATATGACGGCGGAAGCTGATAAACGCCTGATATTCTTGGCATTTTGATTCCTCATTGATTTTGGGGATGCAGGGGATTATCTTGGGGCGATGGATATAATCACGGTCGCCTCAGGCGCGCTCATCGCAAACGGGTTAACGTTTGGGCTGATATGGCAACTGCGAAAGCTCGATCAGCAAGAACCCAACCACAAGGCCGGGGACTTGGTTATCCTGATCGCAATCGGCGGAATTATAGCCCTAATCGGGATCGTAGCTCAGCGGACATATACGGCGCAGAAGCAAAGCCAGACGCATTCAGCGCCTTTTGCAGACCCTGCCCCGCAACAGGGTTGACCGGATTTCTCGCCAAAGCGTCGACCACAGAACCAAGCGCCTGCTGACCTCCACCTTCGCGGCTGAGATATTCTGCTAGTTCGGCCTTCACGTTGTCCGACAGTCGACCAACTGATGCGGTGTCCGACCCGAGAATGCGCTGGCCAGCCTGACGCACGGTATTGATCGGTTGCAGGCTTCTGACGGCCCCCGGCGTGATCTCTTCCGCGATAAGCGCATCAATCACCTGACGGGGCTGCGTTGCGCTATTCCCGGCAACCCGTGCGCGAAGCCCCAGCGCCGCGCCCGCCTGATCAACCTGCTCACTGATCGCGGGCCATTCATCACCGAAAAGCGCCTGCATTTTCTGCTGGGCGTTCGGGCTGGAAAGTTCTGAGTAAAGCCGCAGGGCCTGACGCGCGTCGATATTCTGATCAGACGCCACGGCCCGGACGTTTCCCATAATATGCTCTACCTGGCCAAGGACACCCTCTCGCATGGACCGAAGTTCGGCGGGGGTGGCATCAGCGATGCTCTCGGCAACTTCCTCCACGGTCGTCTGCGGGCGCAGAAGCGCCTGCCCTGCCTGAACCGCTCCACGCTGGCGGATATCCGACGATGCCGCTGCCAGTGCCTCGCCATACTCCGGAACGGCGTCCTTTACCGCAGTGCGCAGGTCGCGCGCGATCCGGGAGGCAAAGGCTCCGTCGCTGGACATACGACCCGTCACGGCGTCCTTGCCGTCAGAAGCGATTTCATCAAAAGCGCGCTTGATGTAGTCGATCTGCATCACGTTCGGCATTTCCTGAAAAACGACCGATCCGTCATCGCCAATCTGCGCCATGATCTGTGCATTTGGCAGCCCGTCATACTGCATCCGCTCGGATGCCTTGGCGATTGCCGCCTGTGCCTTTCCGCCGGGGATGCGCTGCAGGATAGCCTCGATCTCGCGGCCCTGATCTGACGCATAATCAATTGGCGTATCATAGGCGCGCTGATACAGAGGATTGATCTGGCCACGCGCGCTGTTACCCATGGCGCGCTGTGCCGCGACCGGGGGCATCCGTGGTCCCTGCCTGTTGCCGCTCAGGGCGTCGACAACGCCATTATATGCGGTCCCCGCCCTGTCATCTACCCGCTGGCGGGCGATAGCCGCACCGGGGGCCGGATTTCGCATTGTCGCGTCCAGGGCACCGCTCAGGTTGGGTGAAGCATCTGCCAGCATTGCGCCGGGGCCAGCGCGGGTCAGCGCATCCCGCATGGACGCGGTATCACCGTCTCCGACCAGTCGGCTGATGACGCGGCCTGCATCCGCAGAGATACCGGCGTCCTGCCCGACCTGCTTTCCGAGATTTGTTGCGCGGCGCGCTCCCTGCAAGGCAGACACACCCTGCCTGCCCAAAGCGGCAACGCCCGGAACCGCAATTCCGATACCGCCACCGATCAGCGCCCCGGCCCCGGCCTGACGGGTTCGGTCTTCGAGGCCTTCGCCACTGCCGAATCCGTAACCAGCGCCCTCACCGGCACCGATTGCCATCCCGCGCCCGACATTGCCCAACAAATTTGGTCCGGCTCCCAGACCCATGGTTGCGACCCCGACGCCAAGACCGCCCGCAAGCTGCCCCGCACCAAACGGGACCGGCTCAGCTTCCCTGAGGTCAGAGACAGAACCCCGCAGGCGGTCGAGTTCTTCGTCGTAATCACGGCCCCTGAAAATGCTGTTGCCCCGCGCAACCAGTTCGTCGGCAAGGCCGAAGGTCGCCGTATCCATCGCGCCGATATATCCGGCCTTGAGCTTCTGGCCCAATTCTCCCGCCGCCTCCCGATTGACGCTAACGCCGCCCTGAGGCTCGGCTGGGAATCCCATGCTGTCAGTCCTCGCGCGCTGTTGCGCTTGGGCAATTCTGATCCGGCGGGCACGTTCTTCTGGTGTCATTGGATAATTCCCAACGCTCTCTCAAGCGCGACCTTCTGCGCTTCGTTCAGGGTGCTAAAATCCACCATCGCAGCTTCGGCAGGACTCATCGCCGATATCTGGTCCGGCGTCATTTGGGTCGCGTCCGGCTGAGGTTGCCCGGCGGAGCCGGGTTGACCCGCGCCCGCCTCAGGCGCGCCAGGTGACTTGAAGCCTTCCAGCGGGTTAGATCGGCTTTGCAATTCCGCAAATGCTTGGGCACGATCAATCTCACCGGCGCGAAGGCGCTGAACAATCTCCGCGCCCTGTGCGTCGTATTGAGCGATAGCCCTCATGGTGCCGATAATTGCCTGGTTGCCGCCCGGCTGGTTGATGATCCGGGGAAGCGACTGTTTAAACAGTTCCAGATCGGCATCAGACATAGGACCGGAACCCGGCTGGCGCTGCTCAGGCACAAGAGAGTTGATGAGCGCCTGTGCGGCCTGAATTTCGCTGAGGCCTTCCGTGTTGATGCCCCATTCGCCCGCTGCTTGCCGCAACAGGCCACCTGCACCGCTGGGGCTATTGGCGAGAGAATTTTCGAGCTGGTCAATGCGCCCCAGATTGCGCTGCGCCGCGATGCCAGATTCCGAAATGGTCCCCAGCAGTGCAGCGTCACCTTTCGCGAAGGCTTCGCCGAATTTATCGTCACCCATGTTGTTGTTGACGGTCACGCCGCCGCCGCCGACCTGGCTGACCTTCCCGTCCGGTCCTTTCTGATAGGACCCCGATGGCAGGCCCATAGCCTCCGCCTCTTGCGGCGAAAGCGGCTGATAGCCGGGGTCCGCCGTGCGGAAGTCGCCAATGGACTGCGGCCCCTCCGGCGTCATCTGGACAAGCTGACCGTTGATTTCTTCGATGCCCGCCCACGGGTCAGCCACGGGATTCCGCATCGCATCCAGCTCAAGTTGCGATTTCTCCAAGCCCATCTGATAGGCCGGGTCAGACTGACGCAAATCCTGCTCATAGGCCGCGTTCTGGCGGGCCATCTGCTGGCCCATCAGCGCCTGAATCACCGGGCCGTATTTCTTCGCAACCCATGGGTCGGACATGCCCTGAGCTAAGGCCGCAATCACGCCGGGGTCTTGCCGGGGTTGTGGAGCATAGCCACCGGGCGTCGACCCACCGCCGCCGCCGCCAAGGTATCTGGCCTCACGGCTTGCGCGATAGGTTTCAGACGGACGCAGGAAGTCGTTCACGATAGCCGCAGCGGCTGTGCCGGTATCAGGTGCGGCAAATATCTTCTGCGCGGCTTCGGATTCCGGCCCCTGCAATTCATACATCAGGAAATCAAGCTGCGTGTCCATGTCGGACACCGGCTTATTGCGCTGCGAGGCAAATGTTTCCAGCGCACGACGCCGCGGGCCGGTCCACTGCGACAGGCCAAAGCCACCGCGCGACCCTTCTACAAGCGGGTTGACCTCGTTGATACCGGGGTCAAGCCCGCTTTCGTCCTGAAAGTTGAGAACAAAGGCGTCCGCGATATGCTCGGGTAGCCCACGCTGCACCAACCCGGAGCGAATATCACCGCCGCCAACCGGAGAAGTCGGTTCGGTGGAATATGGGAGCGGAGCGGGACCGGCATCGTTCGCCACTCCACCGCCGCCAATCAGGCTGGCCAGAACAGGGTTGTTCTGAATATAGGCGTCCGCGCCCGCCATGCCCTCGGTTTCGGCCTTGTCGGTCCTGCGCTCACGCAATACGCCACCAAGAGCGTCGACAACACGGGTCGCGCCCTGCATCCAGTTGCCAACGGGCGATGTGTCCCCCATGCGGCCCTGAGCGGCTGCCACAAGCTCGCGCTGGCGCTCCACTTGGTCAGGGGTCATCTTGCGGCCACCTTGGCCCCAGACGAACGGGCTGTGCTGTCCCTGCATCACGCCACCTTCTCATAATCCACGGCCATGTAGCCGTTGGGCATCGTTACCGCTGCTTCCGGCACATCCTGCGCCATCACGCCCATCTGCACCGGCCCGCCCCAGACATAGCGGTAGGTATAGACGGGAACGCCATCATCCGTGGAACCCACGCGCCTGATGTCAGTTTTCAGCCTGCGGTCAGACCACGGGATTGCGCCGACACCGGCTGACGCCAGACCAAAAAGCCCGCCCATCATGTTCTGCTTGTTGGATACGTCAGCGCGGTATTTGTCCTGAACCAAGCCCGTGTAATCAACACCGGCAACACCCGTTTGCGGAGTCGCCCCGCTCATCTGTGCCGGGTTGCTGACCTGCGACCCCGACAACAGGGCCGTGATCTCGTTGATCGGCTGGTTTCGTTCCGCCATCGCTTCGCTGAACGCCTGACTGCGGCCCGTAAGCGCAAGCTGGTTCATCTGATCCGTGTTGGCATCTGTCAGACGGGACATTTCAGCGTTCCACGCCGCCGACCCTTCGCGGATGCCCTTGTTTGCCAGTATCGACCGCAGGGAATCCTCATTCTGTCCCTGCTGTTGCAGGATGCGAGGTGATGCCAGATCATAGGCCCACTGCTCAGCATCGCCGTTTTCGAAGCTGAACGGTTCGTTCAGATAGTCCTTGAGGAACGACGATTGTTCGTTCGCGATCCCGGCAATGTTGCCCTCAGCGGCCTGCGTCTGGTCGAAGATGGCCTGCTGTTCGGGCGAAAGTGTCGTCGTCTGCGTATATTGCGGCGTCGAAACAAGATTGCCCTGACTGTCGGTAAAACTGTTTGTCCCGGTTTCCTCGTAACCAATTGACCCCCAAGGGTTATTTTGGTTAACCATGTTGAGTTGTTGCTCAGTGATGGCGGTATCGCGATTCATCCCGGACTGCGCACGTGCCGTCTCATACGGCGACGGGGGGCTTGGTGTTTTCATCTGAAACGATACTCCTGTTGCAGAACGCCGATCACGATGCCGTCCCGACCTTTGCCAAACTTATTTCGCAGCAGGCCTTCGCGCTGCCCGCCAAGCCGCTCCGCCAGTCTTGCGACCGCCTCTTGCTCTGTCGTGAATTCAACTCGTTCGCAGCCAAGCTGGTCGAAAGCGTATTCCCCAGCCGCCCTGAAAAACGCCCGCGTCCAGCCTTTTCCGGCTACCGTTGCCTCGATGCTGGACCCGATAAAGCAGTTGAACACCGCTCCGGCGGCAATCTCCCCGTCGCGCTCGATCCCCAGGCACGTGAACGGGGGGATAATCTCCCTGCCCATCCGCGCTTCCACAAATTGGGCAACGCGGATGTCCGTGACAATCACGTCACGACTTCCGCAACCGAATAGGTCAGGTCAATGCGGATAATCTCAGCATCAAGCGGAACGACGTTACCGCTTGTTATCTGGACGCCGACCGCCACGTCATGGCCGGAACCACCGATTGAAAACCAATCGCCGGAAACAACGGTTCCGGGAACGGCATCCCATATGTCAGTGCCCCATATCCCCGCATCCCACACGCTTCCAGAAGGTGTGACCGAGACGGCGGGCGCGCTCGGGAAGTTTACCCTGTAGTTGACCTGACCTGAAAGACGCTCAGTAACCGGAACGGCTGAGCGAATGATTGCCCTCGCCACTTTCATCACCTTAAGGCTTGCGGGCGCGCCAAGATCATCAAACAGCGGCAGAACCTTGCCGACATACTGGATGCCCTCATCTGCACCCGTGACCCAACCCTGACGCACCGCCCCGTCGCGCGATCCGAAGATCAGGCGACCCTGAAAGGACTCAAAGGCTGTCACATCCCAATTCGTAAACGTTGCCCATTTTCCCGTGTTGGAATTGGCAACGAACAAGACCGGGGAGGCCCCAGCGGGGGTCGGGGGTGCAACAAGAACCATCTGCCCTTCCGCCCAGACCTGACACCGCCAGTCGTCCTGCCCGCGCTCCTGCACGGCCTGCGCCCAGTCATCCTCTATGGGATAGCTGACGGCCCCCTGGCCAAGTGCCGCATAATCAAGACGGGATGCCGTGGCCAGACTGATGAACCCAACCGTGGTTGCAATGACGATATCACCGCCCGCGCGGATGAACGCCTTTTTCCCCATCGGAATGCCGATCCGGTATTCGCTAACCTTCGTCCACCCCTGGTCCGGGTCCGGGGAAAGCCCCTGATAGGCCGCAACCTCGCCTTCTGTGGTGGTGAACACGCACTGCTCTGACAGACCACCGGAGCCGCCGCTGGCAAGGCTCCACGCCTGCCCCCAGAGCAAAGACCCGCCCCGCGTGAATATCCCGCCCATCGGGAAAAGCGTCAGTTCGCCCCCGATCTGATCGACCGGCAGATACCAGGCGTTCAGGCTGTCCCGCTCGATGAACCATATCCGCTGCTTGTATACCCACACGAACGACAGGTCAGCGGTCGTTTGGGTGTATCCGGCGGGGAATGTGATCGTCGTCGCCCCGAAGGTGGACCCGTCATAGACGAATGCGGGGTCCTCACCATTCACCCCAACAAGGAAGTTGCCGCCCGCCGTGGAGAACTGGACCGTGACCCAATCCCCCGAGGTCTGACCCGTGAGCACGTCCGGCCCCGAAAATGTGTTGGGATCGGAAACGGTCGTAATGTCGCGAATGCCATTGGCATTGCCCGCGAAAATCTGCTTGGTCAGGCCGGAAATATAGCTGAAGACCGATTTGACCGGCACATCCACTTGTATGGATGCCCAGCGTTGCATCCCGCGCCGCAACACCACACCCGTTGCCGTGGGAAACATATCCTCCAGAACAGCCGCGCCCGGAGGGGCATCCGGCGTTCGGGCGATAGCAAGGTTTCGGTTGCTGACCAGACCACCTGTGGGGGCAGGAAAGCTGGCTACAATCGCGCGGCGCGGCTTCTGCTTGCGGGTCGGCATTCTCACCTGATCGCCCTGCCATTATAAGCGTGTCGCCCATTGGAAAGGCGATGGCGTGACGCCGTTCCGATCACCCGCGCGCCCCTGTCCCGCGTCTGCGCCTGTGACAGTGCTGTTTCATAGGTCTGCATTGCCTCGGCGTAGGGCATGTCCTTCTGGTCAAGCCAGCGCCAGATCAGGCCAAGCGTCAGAAGCCTGTCGTCCAGAACGAACGTATCGTCGTCGGCTGTGAACGTGCTTTTCGGGACGCCATTCACATCGCGCGCCCACGCATTGCTGATATAGGGATATTGCGCAGTGCCATTGGGGGCCGGGTAGAACTGAAACTCATCGCCGATGATGATCCATCCGCCGGGGGAGACGATGCTATATGCGCCCGCCTTGAACCGCATCCACTCGTTTACAGTGTCGAAGGGATGATATCCCCAGAACCACGATGCCGCGTCATCAACATCAGATGCCAGGACCATGCGGTCATAATCAGACGGCAGGGGATAGGCAAAAGACCCGTCCCCCACCACCTGATGCACCTTCGTCAGCGCGCGCCAGTCGTGGCTCAGGGCAATATCTGCCGCAACATCGTTCACAAGATCAGCCATTTCCACGGCAATCATATCGGTAGAGGTGAAGACCTCCTGAACCACGACGCCGGTGACGCGAAGAATGGCCGATTTGATTGCCGGAAGGATCATGGCCTAGCCCTCCAATTCGGACAGCATATCGCGCAATGTCGATATCGACGGATTGCCGCGCGGACGCGACCCACTGACCTTCTCGATCCGGTCCTTCAGGTCGATCTTTTCGCTATCGGACGCCGGTTCTGCATCAGCATATTCCGGCTGGTCGGCATCGGCGGCGGCGACAATCGCATCAACCTCTTCGGGTGCCGGGGTGGTGTCGGGAATGAGCGCCTTGAGACGGTTGATTTCGGCCTGCATGGCTTCGATGCTGGTTGCGTTCTTGTCCGTGTCCCGGCGCGTCTGGTCTTCCATATAACGCGCGGCCATGGCCTTGAGCGAGTTGGCGTTCATGCCGAGAGACTTGACGTTCGGGCCATCCAGTGTGTGCAGGGCTTCGACGGAATAGATCTTGAGCGCCCGGCAGACGGATAGCTGCGACGGCGTGATGCCGTAGTCCGAAAGAGCCTCAAGGGCGGTGCCGCCTGCAACCTGATCGCCGCCGGTCATAAAGGCGCGATACTGGTCAGAGAATTGCTCAGCATAGGTGATCGTGCGCGTTCCAACCTTGCGATACATGGAATCGACCGGGACAACCGGCGCGTAATTCCGGTCACCCGCGAACCGGAGGTCGACAACCTCCATGGGCGACCCATAGATGGGCTTTCCGGCCTCTTCGGACTGAGCGACGTTCAACGGCGTGATGACCTTGAAGTAAGGGGTCACGCCGTGGTTCTGGGCCTCGAAGGGCAGGCGCACACTGTCCGGCAGGCTGGGGGAATGAATTTCTGTCATGGTGTTTTATCCTTGTCTGAGAAGGGGATGAGGCGACCGAAGCCGCCCCATCAATTGCTTAGGTCGGGACGGCGTTGAACGCGCCCTGACGGACGTGGATGTATTCGCCGGAGGTGACGGCAACCCCCGGTTGGGTGTAGTAACCGCCAGCCCCGGTCGCGACGGTGTTCGCCGGATAGGTCAAGGTGACCTGCGTTCCCGTGGTCGACGTTGCCGCGATATTTGCGGAGGCCTGGACGAAAACGTAGGTGCCGCCGTCTGACCCGGTAACGCGGGTGCCCAGAGGATAGGACGGCGACGTTGCGGAAAAGCCATCGTAAAAGGCAGTGCCGCTATAGGCGTCGGTCAGGCCCGGCCCGAGAATGGGCGTGACCCGGATGGGAAGAGTAACAGGCATATCAAGGTTCCTTTCTTATACTGTCGGCGTGGCGACGAGACGACCGCTGTAGCGCGGGTTGCGCAAAACAAGTTCGCCGACCCACAGAAGATACTGTGCGTATGCGTCCTGGTTGACGGGCATCGCGCCGTCGCCGGGGAACAGGGGGACCATGTTGTAGTCGGCCATGTAGCGAACTTCCAAACCCTTCGGGTCGATGAAGTAAGCCGTGTTCGCGGGCATCACGTTGTCAACGCCGGTGGCGCAATAGACGGTGACATTGCCAACGGGGGTTGCGACCTCAAGGCCGTTGAAGCCAAGTGTCGGTTTGCCGGAGCCGCCGTTCTCGCGCTGGATACGCTGAATCGCCGTCAGGGATGCAGAAAGCGGCTGATAGGTAGCCAAGTCCATGATCCAGATCGACGGGTAGCGATTACCCTTGGAGCGACGTGCGGTGACGTTCTCGATGATGCCGCGCGCCGTGGTGCTGTCCCAGCCGGTTGCACCAATACTGGCGAAGTCGGTTGCGGCGTCGAACACGCTGGGCTGCCAGATCGGGTTAAGCGCCCGGTCAATGCCGCCGTAGGTGCCCGAAGTCGGAACGATGGGCAGCGCGCCGCCCATGCCGATCATCTCACGGCCATTGCTTCCGGTGCCCGCGCCGTGAAGGGAAACTTCCCACTCGTCGCGCATGGATTCCGTGGCGTTGTCCATGTAGGCTTCATACAGGTCGATGACCTGCGTAGCGCCTTCATTGCCGCGAAGCTGGGTGCCCGAAAGCGAGAATCCGACGGCAAGGTTCTTCGGTGTGAAGACCGCAGAGTTCAGGATTTCCTTCGGCGCGTTGTTCAGCGGGTCAAACCCGGTAAACCACTGCCCATCCAGCTTGTCGACGGTCAGGGGAACGCGGATTTCCGGGCCGGTAAAGGACTTATACATGCCCCTTTCCTTGAGGATTGCCGACACGGGGTTCGAGTTGAACACCAGATCCTGAATCTCAGTCTGCCGATACGCCATCGCGGCGGTCAGGGCTTGTTGGTAATTTCGGTCACTTGTGACACGAGCCATAGCCTTTCCTTTCTTCTATCAACGCATCTCCGCAAAGGCGGCGGTTAATGCGTCTCGATTCGAATTGAATTTGCGCTTTGGTGTGCCGGACTGACCGGCATTCGGAGCGCCTTTGATGGATTTTGCGCCGTCAGGATCTTGTTCAGGACGGGCGGCGGGGGCCTGTGAATGATCAGGGACAATCGCCGGGGCTTCGGATTGTGAAGACGGGCCTTGCCCGCCAGCCATCCGATATGCCTGTTCCAGCTTTTGGCCCGGCTCCAAACCAGTGCCATATATTTCTTCGATCACGCCGCTGCGAAGGATGCGCGCGATCGGTGTCTGTAGTTGCTCGAAGTCAGCGTGGGAGGTGCTGAACTGCTCGACAACAGGAGCGACCTTGGCCGATGCCATTTCGCTCCTGAGGGACTGCAATTCCTGCCGAACGCTGTCGACCTCGGGGTTGCGCTGCGGCTGTTGTTGCTGCTGCTGCCCATTCTGGCCGATAGCCTGTGAAAACTGCTGCGGCGTCATCTGGGCAATGTGCTTTGCCACATCCTGCAAGCTGTGCTTGATGCCCGCCTCGCGAAGAACAAGCTCCAGACCCGCGATGGGGTTTCGCTGTAGTGCATCCTCGATCCGCGACACGTTTTCGAGAACGCCCTTGACGCCGCCACGACCATTGCGCTCTGCCATCTCATCGAACTGGCGAACGGCCTCAAACTTGTCGGCAGACTGCTTGGTTTCCTGAATGCGCGTTTCGTATTCTTCGGAAACGCGGTGCATCTCTGCCTTGATTTCGTTCGGCGTGTTGGCCCACTTGGCGCGGGCCTCGGGGAGAAACCGGGCGGGCGGATCAACGTGCTTGCGCCCCTCAGACGGACGAACCTCGTCGCCGCCCTGCCCGGCTGCGGCCTTGTCCGGCGCGCCTTGTTCAGCCTTGGGGGCCGTTTCTTCCGCCTTCGCGTCGGTCTTGACGGCGGCGTTGTCCTTCGGCGCGTCTGCCTTGGCCTTCTCGGCTTTGGCATCATCCGGCCTGGTGTCATCCTTCGCGTCGGGCTTGGCACTCTTCTCCGCCTCGCGCTTCGTGTCGCCTTCCCTGAACGCCTTTTCCAGCGCCTCACGGGTGGACAGCGACTTCGGGGCTTCCTTGGCGTCGGGCTTCGGAGCGGCTTCCGGCGTCACCTCGGCTCCACGACCGAGGGCGGTTGCGTCGGCCTCGCGGTTTTCGATGACTTGTGATTGAGCGGCGTCGTTCGCCGCCGGGATGGCGTCGGTCATGGTGTATATCCTTGTCTGAGGAGGAAGGTGGTTAGACTGGCGCTTTGTTCAGCACCGGGGGAACGCGCCCGGCATCAACATCAGCGATAGCGCGGGCAATGGCGTCACGGTTGGCCTTGCGGTCCTTTTTGGGCGGCGTGAACGTGGTGATGTCCTCGTTACCGACCTCGGCATAGTCGACGCCCTGTGGGTTCCCGCTGGCCTTGTAGGTGGCCCGGAGCGATGCCGGATCATCGTAATACTTGCCGTCCGCCATGGACTTCACCGGGGCGGAGAATTGCCGCACGATGCGCGGGCACGGGAACGAACCCGGCTGCACCGCGTCCGCCTGAGGGCCGTATCGCTTCTTCCAGCCCCGATCCGTCTTGATCCAGCCGTCGCTCATGCGCGCACCGGCATCAAGACATTCACTGCCTGCGCAAGCCGTTCAGTCGGATGCGAAACCCTTCCACGGCAAGATTCGCCAAGCCACCCGCCCTGACCTGCATCAAAGCCAAGAACCATAAACGACCCGACCGGGGATGATACGGCACCGCTTCCGGCGACCATGCGCATAAACTCCCAGACGGTCATCATGCCTTCAGCGCAGCCACGATATCAGCCGCCGTGCTGCTCGGTGTCAGGGCCGCAATCTCAGCCTTGCCAGTGGTCGCAGCCGTGGTCACAGCCGTAGCGGTAGCCGTAGCGGTAGCCGCAGATTGTTCGTCAACCTCTTTTGCCAGCCCTGAAGGCATACCCATTGCCATGAGTTTCTGTGTGTTAGTTGATGCCATTTTCTGATTCCTTTTCGGGTTGTATGTTGTGTCTCTTCGCCGCGATCTGCTCTGTCTGCCTGGTCATGGTGGGGGTGGTGGAAGGTTCGAGACGATCATGGGCTGGCCATTCACGTCGACCAGAACGATGGGCACACCGCGCCCGCTGTCTGCGACGATTGCAGGGGGCGCGTTCGCACTAACGGCAATGACCGGGATGCCGCGCCCGTTGTTGGCGATAACCACTGGTTTGCTCATCGTGCAGGCTCCGGGGCGGGTTGCTGAACATGCATATCCTGCCGATCCTCGCCACGGTCGGCGCGGGCGTTGCTGCGCTCCGATTCAACCGCTTGCCGTTCCCGGTCCTGCGCACTCATGGCCTGATCTACCTGCTTGGCCTGCGTGTTCTCGGCAGCCCGGTATTCCTCAAGTTCCTGTTTCCGCGCATCCAGTCCGATGCTTTCGAGGATCTTGGCTGTCTCCGCCTGCATTTTATTAACCCGCGCATCCGTCTCAGCCATCTTGGCCGCGAAGTCCTGCTCCTGCTTGCTCATGGTCATCTGCAACTGGCTGACCTTAAGCTGGCCTTCCTGCTGATCCTTCGATGCCTTGATCTGCATTTCCTGCAATTTGCCCTGCATGTCGGCCTGGTCCTTGGCAGACTTGGCCTTGACGTTTTCCATGGCAGCCTGCGCCTTGATCGTCTCGGCTTCGGCCAGCTTCATATTGGCCGCAGCCAACCCGTCATCGCCTTCGCCCTGCTGACCCATCATGCTCGGGGCCGTTTCGATGAAATCATCAATCATGCCGTCCAACTCACGGCCCGCACGATACGGTGCCAGTGCGAACTTGATCATGCCGCCTGCCAGAGTAGCGCCACTTTCGCCGGCTGCGAGAAGCGGTTGAATGGATACGCTGGCATTGCTGAACGCCGTCAGGAACTCAGCCCGTGACTGCTTTTCCGCCATCTCATCAACCATGATCGTGCTGTCTGTCTCGATATCAATCGCAAACGCACGGGCCTTCTGGTCGCGAAGCAAATCCATAACGTCTTCAATGGGAACCTGCTCTGCCACGCCCCGCATCATCGGCTGATACTTGGCGATGATCTGCTGTTGCGCCTGTTCGAACTGCTGTTCAGCCTGTGCAACCTGTTCCGGGTCAGGCTGTTGGCCGCGCATCTGAGAGGCAACCTCCATGGCCTTTGCCTCAAGCGCATCCATTTCAGCCTCGGCTGCGGTTTCCATGTCGCTGATCTGTTTCTTCAACTCAGCCCGCGTTGGCAGCTTCATCTGCGCCATGTCCTGAATGTCGGCGGCACTGAACTTCTCGGCGATGATTTCGGCTTTGATGCGGGCCACGTCGCGCGCCACGCGCTGCAATTCGTCGATCTTTTCGCGAACCCGAACGGACCCGAACTGACTCTTTAGCTGCTGGGCACCCAACGTCTCACCGGCATCCGTGGCCCCGCGCATGATATCGCTGATGCCCGATAGCTCGTAGAAGTTCTGGATAAGCTCGCGGCGGGCGTCCAGCAGGCCGGTAATGGCGGATGCAAACTCCTGCAACGGCAGGAACTGGACGAACTGACCGCTGCCCTGCATAAGCGCCGCAGACGGGATGGGGATCAACATCACATCGTCGTCGCCCGTCGCCGACAGGGCCGTCTCGATAGCACTCCCAACGTCACCGCCACCGGGAATCAGGCCCTTGACCTTGATCCACGACAGGAGCGCGTGAACGCGGCGCGTCAGCTCGTTGATCTGCTCCAAGGTGCGCTGATACCGGACGTAATCCGGCACCGGCATGAGCTGACGGCGCTTGAGCGTCCCGTAAGCGGGGCGTGGGCAGGGAAAGAACCCCTCAAGGCTCAGGAACGGCGCGCTGTCGTCCAGCATGTCCTCTGCGCCCTCAGACACCCAGTAGACGCGGTTGTCGGCCTTGTGCCAGACCTCCCAGACCTTGCACTTGGCGGCGGTGTCGACGCGGTATCCGTTGGCGTCATCCCGGCGTACGTTGAATTCGACGTTTTCGATATCCGCCTTCGGGAAGCGCTTCTCGAACTCCCTGCGGCTCAGATATGCGGCGAACGCGACCCAACCGACCTCAGACCACTTGCGGGCAGGCTCGTGCAGGAAGTCCGTGCGGTCGACGTGTTCATCGCACACCCGCTTGCCGTCGTCTGTCTCGTAATAAACCCGCGCGGCACCCCTGCCGTTGGTGCAGAGGTCATCGCGGACCCCAAGCATGACCTGGTCGAAATCGCTGCGATCGAACGACGAGGTAAGGCACCGCTCCAATAGTTCCGACGCCTTGATTGCCGTCTGGTTCCGATCCGGGAACTTCGGCGAAACGACAGGTTGCGGCGGGCGTGAATAGGTCGCGGGCTTGATGATTTCGAGCGATGCCCAATACAGGTCAAATTCCTGATCGGAAAAGCCGTTCGTCAGTTCGCCGTATGTCTCGCCCGTGGCATCAATGATCCGGTCAATCCGGTCGCACACCCGCCACCACGGCTCGAATGAAGTCCGGGCGACGGCAAGCGCATCAAGCACAATTGCAGCGGACTTGGGCGCGTCATCGTCCTGAAAACTGTCGTCGTGCTGTAGATTGTCAGCCAAGGCGCTGCCCCTTCAGGTGCTTTAGTGCGGGCGCTCGAATATCGCCGGTCGTGTGGACAACGTGCGGCTCTGTCTTGCCCTTGGGTGTGGCGCCGCTGCTCATCCTGTCGATAAGCTGGCCAACAAGGCCAAGCGCATCCACCTGATCGTCGTGGACGGCGACCGGGAATCCCATCATCTCGCTGACAAGATCCGCCAGAAACGGTGCGTTCTTCTGAATCCTCAGGCCGCGTGTGGCAATCAATCCCCGGAACGACTGAGCGCGAACTGCCTTGTCGCCGCGTGTGGCAAACTGCTCTCGTGCAACATACGTGCCGCGCTCCATCATTCGCTTCAGCAGGAACGGCCCGACGCCTGACTTGATTTGCCCGGCTTCTTCGGCCCAGCCTACCGGCTTCCATTTGGCCACAAGGTCACAGAACGATTCCACCCATACGTCAGACGCTGCCTGTTGCCGCCACAGGTCCAGGAGGTAAGGATTGCCTTCCGGATCAAGCCCGACAACGGCGTGGACCGTGAAGTCGCCGCCCTTTGCAGTGACCGCGTAGTCGCTGCCCCCGTAAACAAACATAGAGTCGCGCGGAGGCATCGCCTCGATGGTGTGTATCCACTCGCGCTTGAAGTAATCACCGCTCTCTGGGCTTGGCCTCTGCTGGTAGAGCGCAGACCAGTCCCTAGGTCCGACTGCCTGCCTGATCTTTTCCAGTGCTTCGACAGGATACTGTTCCGGCCATAAAGCGTTGCCCGCGTCATCAATCGCAGGGAGGTTCAGAACGTCCCAGCCTTCATGGCCATGCTCATCCTGCAACCAACCGGCCAGGTCGCCCTCATGCCACCTTGTCTGGATGACCACGATGCGACCGCCGGGCATCAGGCGAGTGTATGCCGTGGACGTATACCAGTCCTTGGTCTTGCGCCTGATTATCTCTGACTCGGCGTCCTCCCGGTTTTTCACCGGGTCATCAATAAGCAACAGGTGAGCGCCACGCCCTGTCAGGGGGCCACCTACGCCAACGGCATAGTATGCACCACGCTGGGCCAGTTTATGCTCTATTCCGCCCAGAGAATCTTCGACGTTGAACCGCTTGGCGCTCTTGCTGTCTCCGCTAAGGGCGACGCCGGGGAATATGCTGTTATAGCACTCGTCGCTTATCTGATTTTTGACCTTGCGACCGAAATCATCCGCCAGATCCTGCGCATATGTCGCTGTGACAACGTAGTGATCCGGGTTCCTGCCAAGATACCAGGCCGGGAAGAACTCAGATGCCAGCATCGACTTGCCGTGTCGCGGTGGCATTGTAATCATCAGACGCTTGATATCGCCGCGCTCTACAGCTTCCAGCTTACGGGCAATCGCCCTGTGGTGTGGCGCGTCTTTATATCCCGGCCATTGGTATGCCGCGTATGAGATCAAACGGGAGAATGCGTAATCCTCAGCGGTCGGCGCGGGAAGCGGCTGCGACTGCGGCATCACGTTGTTCTTTCGTTTGAGTCGTTACGTCCACTCGTGCGTTCAATTCCAACTTGTCGCCATAAACCTTGGGGCGCAGCTTTCCGGCCATCCACTTGCGGGCGTCGATGCGGAGTTTGGACCGCTGGATGTGCTCCCCGTTGGCCTGCCAGCCCGCGTCGTCTTTGCCGTTACGCTCCATCCAGTCGTTATGAGCGTCATCGGCAATTGTCAGTATTTCCTCGAATATCTTGTCGGCCTGATCCTCTCGCGCGCGCGCATACCGCGCCACAAACTCCGGGTCGCTAGCCAACCGCTTGTTCAAAGTGCCCCACGAAGGCAGCCAATCATCATTACAGATGCTGCGCGTAGATTCACCATTGGCAATGCGCTCGAATATCTCGGCTTCAATCTCATCCGTCCATGCGAATGGGGGGCGTCCACCTGCCATGTTGATACCTCGCCAGTCTGAATGGCTGCGTTATTGCCCCCGCCCGACATTCCACGCCTCAATGACCCGCTAGGGGGCGCCATTCGTGCGAATGGGGCAGCGGAAAAGGCGACCGCGCCGGAGTGTGATGCCCTCACGCCAATCCGGTTCGCCCCGTGATCGGGGTTCGCTTACTCCCTCTTCGGGGGCAGGGGCGGCGGTTCAAATCGGATGCTTTCGCAGGGCCGGGACTTCCATGGTGCGGGGTGTTTCTGAATTCGGAAACAGCTTTAGCGCACTACAGTTTCCTGCGCGCGCTCTCGCTTCTAGGGATGTGTCTGCCATTCCGGCACCATGGGGTCAATACCTTTTTCACTGGCCGCTAACCCTCTGTCCTGAAATGCGCCGACAGCGCGTCCAGCCCCATGCGCAGCGCAACCATCCGCGCTCTGGTCTCGCGCCAGTGAATGCCAGCATCGTCGGCTTGCAGTCCCAGCCGTTCGTCGTTCAGAGCCACCCACTCCACCGCAGATTGCGCAGGCCTGGGGACCGCTGCCCAGGCCTTGCGGTATTCCGCCCTCGCGTCTACCGCACCGGCGAGAGGGTCCGACCCGCTACCCATGCGATCGGTCTTCGGTGCGGTCGGGTCGCGGTCCACGTCGCCTGACCAGAGCGCGTAGAGGCGCAGACCGGCCTCGCACTGAGCCGCCGTGATGCGCCCCTGCCCCCGATAGGTCTCAAGGACAGGCTGACGGCGCACACCCTTGACGCCGTTCGGATTCACCGTCTTGCCGGTAACCGGGTCAGCCTCGCCGCGATCCTCGATGACAGTATCGCGCCGGGCGGCGGGGGCGGATGGCCCCATGTCCCACGGGCCTGGCTTCGGCTGAGTTGGTCTGCGTTTGCGGCTCTTGGCCATGTGGTGTCCTCTCTCGGGGGATATTCTTCAGACACGAACTTGTGCCCGGTTACTGCGGTCACCCCCCAAACATGGCCGCTGAGCGCCGCCTTGCCCGCTTGGCGGGGGGAGGTCCAAAACAATGAGACCTGTCCACCAGCGGGCCGCTTTGGGGCTTGTGGCGGGCATTTCATCTCCCTCATGCGCCGATGCCCCCATTCGCCTGCTGGATTGCCTTCGCTGCCCTGCATGTATCGCAGAGCCATGCGTTTCGCAGGTGAACCCGTGCGCCGCATTCGCAGAGCCGACGGGCAGACGGGGCCAATGGTGCATACCTGTCGCGCGATGCAGCTTCCCCGTCGACGGGGAACGGCTCCGATGCGAGGCTGACCGCCATTGCCCTTGGGGGTTTGATGGACCCGGTTACGGCCGTTTCCTGGATGATGACCTTGCGGATCATGCGGCTTCCCTCATCAGTTTGCCGACCATGACGGCGGCGTCTTTCGGTATGTCTGGGTCATCGAACGATGCGCGCAGGGCGGCCATGATGCGCGACCCGCTGCGGCTGGTGTGCCAAGCGCCATAGCCTCGCGGCAGATCGATCCCGAACCGCTTGGCGTGTTTCGCCACGTTGCCCTCTGACATGCGGATGACCCGGGACAGATCGCGCTTGCACAAACCATGGCGCATCGCCCAGCGGAGAGCGCGGGCCAGTTCCTTCTCGCGCTCCAGGTGATCCTCCCTGAACCGGCGACGATCAACGCCGTTGGCGAAGCGCAGGCCGGTTCGCCATTCCCACTTGCGGGCGGCATCGTAGGTCACCCCACGGGCCTTGGCGGCTTGCATGCGGGTCATGCCGCGGGCGTGGCATTGGTCCCACGTCGGGGTCACGCGCTGGAAGCAAGCGGCGTGTGTCATATCTCAGCCTCGATGATTCCGGCGAGACGAACGGTCGCGGATTGGGATGTCATGGCTGTTCCTTTCAAAACGGAATCGGATCATTGAGTTCGTCTTTCGACAAAGCGGGGCGGGGCGTGACTTTTGTTATTTCCGCGCCGGGTAATGCGTCTTTCGTTTTATTGATAAACGGCAATGCCGAATAGGCTGAGAATGTCACGACGGCCTCTCGCAATGTCAGAATGCGCAAATCGGGTCGAATTGCTTCCGCCAATTTCCAATCCCTCACGTCTCTGATCATTCCGTATTTCGCGCCATCAATTTCTATTTCCCATATCTCGGGACACTGGGGTTTGTGTCCGGCCGCCTCGGCCTCGGCGTTCATGGCGGCGAGACCTCGAATGCAGACGGCGGCGCGGGCGGCTACCTCGTCACGGTCCAGAGCGTTCAGGGCGTCGTTCAGCTTGCCCATCGCCGAACCGTATTTCCCGGCTGTTTCAGGCGAGACGAATTCGGGCAGGCGGTCGATGCCCCACTTGTTTTCCATTTCGATCGCGGCCCGGTCGAAAGGGGCCACGGCGTGGTGGCATGCAATCTCGACGGCTCGGGCGTCGGGACTGACGATTGCATCGCCCTTTTTCAGGCGACGAGGGCGAGATTGTTTTGCGGTCATGTTGCCTCCGATTTTGTGGCTGTCCGGCCGGTGCTGTCCGGTTGGCGCGTCCTAGGGACACGCCGCCGGACAGACAGACGCACTTTGAGACCAACCGGACAGCACCGGACAATCAACCGGACACTCTTACGTGTTTGTTTTTGTGCTGAAAAAAGCCCAAGTGTCCGGCGAGTGTCCGGCTGTTTGTCCGGCAAAAGATGAAGCCGGTTTTCAAGGGCCTCCGGACAGCCACCGGACAGATGATTTTTTGCGTCACAAACCTGCATGTTTGCCCTCCAGAAAGTCTTTTCCGCCTTCCGTGATGACGAAGGTCTTGGCGTATCTCTTGATGAGTTTTTCGTCCCTGGCGGTCGTGATGACTTGCTGCATACGCCAGCGCGACACGCCGAACTGCCCGGCGGCTTCGCGCACTGAGAGCGGCTGTCCGCGCTCCACGGTGTCCAGATATCGTCTCAGAAGGTCGTCAGAGGTGTTCTCGCGGTCTACCCTCTCTGAGGTTGTCTCCGGGCGGCTGACGGGCAGTTTGAGTGGGGTGCCGTGAATGTCCGTCAGATGACTGAACTCGTGGATCTGCATTACCCATTCCATTGGGTCGAACCCCGCGCCGCGAAACTTCTGGCTATGGTGCAGCGTTTGTTGCGAGGCGTCCTGTGACCAGACGGTCAAGTTGCCGTCTATTTCGTTCAGGAACGCACCGCCGCCTCTCGGAACAAGGTTGTCCTTTTGGGGGACTTTCCCTGCGGGGTGCGCGATAATGAGCAATGCGGGGCGCTGGTGCGTCTTGCAGAGGTTGCGCAGCCGGTGCGCCATTTCCACCATTTGTGTGTTGTCGTTATCATTGTCGCCCTCGAAAAAGGCTTGAAGGCTGTCGACGATTACCATTTTCAAATCCGGCATCGCTTCCATTTTGGAACGCAATACTTCCGACCATTCCTTGATGCTGAAACGGCCTTGGACGAAATGAATATCAACATCTTTGGGCGAGAGATTGCGAGCGGCCAATGCGGCGGCGTATTGCCATTTGACGTTGTAAGGGTTTTCACCGGCAAGGATCAGAACCTTTCCCTTGCTTGTCTCACGGTCTGCAAACATTTCTCCCCGTGCCACGCTGATTGCGAATTGAAGGGCCAGTGTTGTTTTGCCGTGTCCTGCGTGGCCGGTCAGGCTATAAGCCACCCCGACAGGCAGCAGCCCGTCGATCAGATATTCCAGCGGCTGCAAATCGCTCAGGAACGCCGCACTGTCGTCTATGGTGAAGTCCTGGATTGTCTGCGGCGTGGCCTGCACCACCGGCGCTTCCGATTCCGGCGTCCATCCCTTCGCCCGCGCGCCGTCGATGGCGGTTTGCACTTCGCGGCGAGTTTGCTCGATGGTGAAGCCGGGAAGCGTAAGGGGGTCTGTCAGGCCGTGGATTTCATTGTCGGACAGGCCTTTGCCGACGTAGGATGCGACCAGGCGCACAACGCTGTGATGCCACTCCTGCCCGCTGAGGGCCTGGATGCGCACCCGTTCGCGGTCCATGGGTTGCGGTCCCACGTCAATGGACAAGGGGGCTTGCGGGGCGGCTGCGTCGAACACGCGGCGCATTTGGTCCAGGCTCACGGCCGGGCGGCTTTGACCGGCTGGAGGCAGCTTCAACTCCGTCAGATGCGGGGCGTATCCCCGCGCCTGTTTCCGGCTGTCAGGCCACGCAACAGTTCCGCCCAGGCGCATGATGCGCGATGGGTTGATGACTTTATCATCGCTGTTGAAGTGTCTGGCGATGGCGACCTGCAGGGAACGCCATTCCGCCATGTCTGTGCAGGGGGACGTGATCTCCCAATAGGTGTGCACACGAATGGACGGGACGCGGCCTGTGATGACTGCGGCGTTGTATTTGGGGCCGTCGAAGCGGCGCACGTTGTCGGCGCTGCCTTCGTCGTCGCAGTCGGCCCACAGATAGAAGGCGGCAACGATGTCGGCATCTTTGGCGCTCCCGCCACCAGCGGCGCGGATTGGGTTACGGACGACATAGACGTTGTATGAGCGCAGGTTAAGGTCGGTTGCCCAGTGGACTGCCTCGTCAATGTCGCCGGGGCGGAAGCGGGCAGTTTGATTCTGGCAATTTTCCTTGAAGGCGCGAATTTCGAATTCAACGGGTTCGGCGATTTCATGCCAGCGCGCGGTCATCCACTCCAAATCCGCCTTTATGGCTTCGTGGTTTGGCGTGTTTTCTTCCATTTCGGGCACCACTGGTCCCCCTCCCACTTTACTTTTCGGTATCGCCGCGCCCTTGACGGAGCGCGGCGATCGTGTGGTTTTAGGGTTCGTCGCCCTCGGCTGGCCTCATTTTCGCGAGTCTGGCCAGTCGGGGTTTCAGAATTCCGCGTCAGACGGAACGGGCGCGGTGGGCGCGGTGGGCGCGTCCGGGGCGCTATCGGTGTCGATGTTCCCGGCGCCTTCCTTGAGACAGTCGGGACGGTCCACCCATTTGACGACTTCCAGAAGCGGTGTGGACGTGCTGCCACGCGCGAATTTCTCGTCCTTGACGCCGGTCATGCGGACCAGCGGCAACTTGCCGTCAGTCTGGCCATGCAGGTGTGGGACGAGGTTCACAAAGGCGTTCCACGCGCCCGCGCCGGATTGCTCCCAGGTTGCGGTTTCGCCGCCCCCAATGGCGCAAACGATCTGAAATCCGCGCTTGTAATCGTCACCCGGTTTGTCGTTGAATTTCGAAACCGTTGCATTCCACTTCCAGTCAGGCGCTTGTCCTGCGACGCCGCTGGAATAGCACCATCCTGTTTTCATGGTGTCGATGTCCATAACGACGCCGTTGGTGAACCCCGCAAAGGGCGACTTGCCGTCGCCATCGCGCATGAAGAACGATTTGGCGGGAATACTGCCGTCGTGAGACGATCGCGCGGCCCAGCCGATCCACGGTCCTTGAGACCCAGACGATCCTTGGTCAAAATCAAAAGCCATTTTCATTTCCTTTGTCGGTTTGCCTTTTCGGGGCGTTGGAATGCGGCGATACCGTCGCCGCTGCGGCTTTCGGTCAGGTGCCGAAAAGTCGGGATCGTGCGGCCTCGTCACCACGCCAATAAAATGAATTTGGATTATGCGGCACGATGCTAAGGGCTGTGTCGGCGTCCACCGCTGACAGAAACCGCTCAAGGCGGGCAATTTGCAGCTTCGCCTTTGCGAGAACCGTTGCGGGATCTCCGTCTTCGAGGATCGCGGATTTCCTGGCCGATACGTAAAGAAACTTGACGGCCTGATTGCCGCGCGCTGATTGGTAGATGGCGCGCTGCAGTTGATGCTCCGCCGACATGACGGGCGGAATGCGGGTTGTGGTCTTGAGGTCGATGACCAGCCCGTAATCGGGAAAAACCAGATCGAGAAAGCCGATGATCGGGATTGACCATCCGTCGAATCTGGCCGTGATGTTGATCTTGTCCTGGCCGTCTCCGATAAATTCGGGCTTGCCGTATTGGCGCAATTCGTCAACGGCGATCCGCACCATATCCGGGATCATGCTGCGCTCTTTGGCGGCGTCATCGCCGGTCGGAAATTCCTCGTTGAAAGCGTCTATGCAGTTTTCCGTGGCCTTTATCATGTCAGCACCTTGCAGTGTGGCGACCACGGCATCCTCGACCACCTGACCGCGCCGGGGCGCGGGTCCGAAGGTGCCGCGATGACCGTGCAGATAGCGGGCCACCCACACATCGGGCGCGTTTGTCCATGTATTGAGGCTGGACGCTGAAAGGTGCTTGATGCCGTGTCTGGCAAAGCCGGTGCCATCGCTGGCCGGAATTGGGGCGGGGACGTAGCTGATGCCGAGGTCGATTTTCATGCGCCGCCCCCAAGCGGCCAAACCCGCACGATAGTCTGCGCAGTGACGCCCCAGACCTTGCGCTTGCGGCTGTCTGCCACCTGCGCGTCATCGGCAAAGGCGATGCGGTTCAAGCCGTCGAGAATGGCCTTTTCAATGTTGTCGAGGTCGGGCTTCTGCGTGTGAGGTCGGTGCAGATGTTCGGCGGTTTTCTTCTTTGACCACGACTTGGCGGGCACGAAGGTGGCGATGATTTCAAGTCCGACAGGCCCGTCAATGGGTGTGGGGAAATGCTGCGTTGCGATCTGTCCTATCTGGCGCTCGAAGCTCACTGTTTCGCCGGGCGTGTAGGCGCGACCTGACTTGCGGCTGAAACGCGGGCGCTGCTTTGCAAAAGGCTGGCCGGGGATAATGAATGTGATCATCAGCTTATCCCCCGCCTTGCCGTGGCGATATATTGGAGGGCGCACTGTGCAGGGGTCATGACAGCCCCCACGCGATAGCGGCGAACAGCCAGACCAGACCGCCGATCATCGACCAGACGGGAAGGCGTTCACGGCGGGGGACAAGCGGGCGGAGACGCGGGTTCATGCGCACCCCCGTATGGGTTGGGAGGGCTTCCACGCACAACCGCGCCCTCCCTCTTGCGGCACGAGACGGCCAATGAAACCGCGCGCGCGGAATTGCAAACCGGCAGTTACCCGGCGAAAATCACGACGGGCGATCATGCTGCGCCTCCCGAATGTGACGCTTGCGCCACATCCCCTTGAACCGGTGACGCAGGGTCATCAGGTTTGAAATCATGAACTGCGTCAGCAATCGCCTTGAGTTCTGGCCAGTCAGCCACAGCAACGCGCCCCTTGGATGCGCGCTGAATGCGCAAAGCTACTTCGAGAGACGGCGACTTGCGCCGAGTCTCATTTTTGGCGGTCAGCTCCGAAAGAAAACTTGGGGATATCTCAGCCTTTGCGGCGAAGGCGCGGACCGTAATGCGTTCTTCTGCGAGAAATTGGGATAAGGATGCCATGACCACGTCGCCAACCTTCGTGTCCGTCAGACGATGACGGTCCCGGTAGGCTTCGAGGTCAGCAATGAGGTCGGAGTTTTCTGACGCGCACTTCGTCGTCACGTTAGACAATTGAGACAACCCAGAAAGTGCAACATTGTGGGCCGGTTTTTCGTGGATGATTGCGACCCTTTCCAGGTCGAGCGCGTGAGCGCGGGTCTGCACATATTGAACGCGAGTATCATCGACAAGCGACCACCATTCAGCCGCTTTCGAATGCTCCCTGGAGCGCCGAGTCATGTCGTCGGTAATGCCTACATAAAGCAGCTTCTGGTCCCGGTCATAATGCCGGTAGATGGCGACGGGGCGGTTCATGCTGCGCCGTCGCCATCTTGCACGGCGGCGTGGACGTTCAGCATCCACTCCGGCGTTACATAAGTTATCCCTCGCTTTTGAGCTGCGGCGACAACCGCCGCTTGGTGCTGTGCCGGGATGCGATTGCTAGACGCCCACTTGTGGACCGCCGCTACTTCTTGCCCTACCTCGGCGGCCAGCATCGCGCGTGGCTTCCATTGGTTTATAAGGTCTGTGATGGGTGATTTGCTGGTCATGCCCCTTGATAATGGAAGAAACGTCCACACGTCAATAGTGGAAGATACTTCAATAGCGCAAAGGACACGTATCGACATGATGGGGTCATGGAAGAATCATCTATGCCCTTGCGGACTGACCCGGTCATGGTGACCCCGCGCCTGATAGCGGTGCGCGAAGCACTTGGCCTGAACAAGGCTGAATTTGCAGATCGGATCGGGATAGATCGATCCAGCTACACGAAGATCGAGAAGGCGGAGAAGCCGCTACTTCCTCAGTTCGCTTTCCGCATATGGGAGCTATGGGGTGTAGATATGAACTACATCTACCTGGGTCGCCTCGACAATCTTCCCGGCCACTTGTCTGAAAAAGTAACCAATCGTCTGACCGCTCGAAATTGATATAGAGCTTGAACGCCGCCGGAGTGGCGTCTTCCAGCCCACATTAGAAGTTTAGTACCCAGCGGGTATCGGACTCGTGTTGGCTTTTTGTTCTCCATCTCGATACTAATGGCCACGAGCGGGCTTTTGGTCAAGCATGGAAATTTCTTCTACTTTCGTGTTGACGATGGAAGTTTCTTCCATTAGATTTCTCCATACCGGTTCACCTGAACCCTCACACCGCCACCCCGGCGGCGCATGGAGAAAACGATGATCAAACTCACCACCCTTACCACTGTCGCGGCGCTGACTGTTCTGTCTGGCCCCGCCTTCGCCTTCGGAAACAAGACCTACAACACGAATGTTCAGGGCCAGGCGCAGGGCCAGATACAAGGTCAGGCGCAGGGCCAATCCCAGACGGCCCGGTCCAATTCCCGGTCGAACGCGAACAACCGCAACAGCGTGTCCAACTCGGTCAATGTCGAAGGATCGGCGTCCGCATCCGTCGGCGCGGCGGGCTGCACGAATGGCCTGAGCATTGGTGCCCCCGGTGCCGCCATCGGCTTCTCCCTCTCTGACCGCGACTGCAAGATCGTTGCCGAGGCGCAGATGTTGCAGAGCCTTGGTCGTCCCGATCTGGCCGCTGCCCACCTGAGCAATATCGCCCGCGTTCGTGCGACCTACAGGGCGGTGAACGCGCAGACCGCGCCCGTGGCTTCGACCCGCGCCGCACCGCGTCCCGCCTTTACCGTGTGCGAGGTCCGCAATGGCAAGCTGGCGGTCGGTGTTCGTGCCGGAGCCACGCAGGCCCAAGCCGTCGCAGAGTGCCGCGCCACGCGCTGACTTCTCCATGGGGCGGATTCCTCTGCCCCATGCCCCCCGCAGTGAATGACAGAATTGAGGCCACGCAATGACCCCCTCCGGCGATAGCCCAGTCCCCGACAATACTTTGGTCCTCGTGACCTACCGCGATGGACGTGTCGAAGAAGCCCCCGCGTGGGCAATCGACTGGGGGCAGCGCGGCGACTCCGACGATGTTGTCGCTTGGGAGAACGCAGAGAGAGGTGCCACCCTGAATGAAAGTGAGGAGCCATCATGAACAACCTTGCGCACACTCCCACCGAACCGACGTTCCGGCATACGCCATACGATCGGTCAACGATGAGCGCCACACGACGACAGGCGCTTTACGACGAAGCCTCGCAGGCCTGCAAGGATGAGCGGTTGCGCAATGCCCTGGATGTTCTGTCCCTCAATTATAACAGCCCGCTTGTTACGGGGCTGCTGGATTTGATCGCGGCATCTGACTCCGGGGATTGCGAGGCATTTGACGACGCCCGCGACGGGCTGATTGCAACTCTGGACGAATACCGCCCGCCGCGACTGTTGCCCCGAGCCGCGAAAATGATGGCAGAGCATGACCGAACAATGGCAGCGCTGCGAAGGGCCTGACCCCCATAGCGGCCCTGACCTGTTCCGGGGTCGCTTTACTGGCCGGAGGGCGATCCTCCTCCCCGTTCTCCGGCCCTTTTTAACAGAACGAAGGAAATACCATGTCTACCACCCCGACCACTATCGCGCCGCCGAGGGGCTGCGCACTCCCGGCCCCCCGCCGCGTCCGTGATTGGGTGTGGCACGACGCGGAGATCGTCATTCTGGACCCGTCCGAATGGACAGACATAACGCCCCCCGCATGGGCCGTGGAAGCGGCGAAAGGGATGCACCAATGAACCGGCTACCCGATAAATTCCTGAATGCCATTCTGGCGGTGGTTAAACAGGGTCGCCAGTCTCTCAGTGCCGATGGGGCTTGCATGTATCGCGGCCCCGACGGTTGCAAATGCGCCATCGGACACATGATCCCGGATGATGATTATGACCTTCGATTTGAGGGCAATACGATTGATGATGATGGTGATTTTGTGGACATGGGTGTGCCGCTAATCGCAAAAGCCGCAGGAATACTCCGGTCTGAGGCAGATTTCGCGTGGCGGCTCCAAAAAGCCCACGACCTCGCTGACCCGGAAAATTTCACCCCGGAGTTCTTGCGCAGAACCCGCGAGGCTCTGACTGATTTCGACTATACCATTCCCGATGAAATTGCGGAGGTGGCAGAATGACCCCCGCCACCCGCCGCCTGATCTCCGACGCCGTGCGCAAGCATATCTCGCGCGACCATGAACGTCGCCGTGCCGATGCCGAGGCCAGCCGCATTTGCCGCGAAAGAACGAGAGCATTTCAAGGTCACGATATGAACCATATATCGGAAGGGAATTCGATATGAAAACCTACAAGATCACCAAGTCTGATATTGACGAAACAGGCCTGTTTATAGGCGACATCAATACGGACAAGCAAATAGACGGTCATCTGGTAATTGAGGCCGGGCTTGGTTCCGTCCGCTTTTATAACTCACTGAGGGTGAGGGGGGCGATCCGCGTGGATGCTGGGTCGGGCATCGCCGCTAGCGGGGACATCATAGCTGGCTTTGGCATCAAAGCTGGCTGGAGCATCATCGCTGGCGGGGATATCACCGCTGGCTGGGGCATCGCCGCTGGCCGGGATATCACCGCTGGTGGTGGCATCATAGCTGGCTGGGGCATCACCGCTGGGTCGGGCATCACTGCTGGCCGGGGCATCAAAGCTGGCCTGTCTATTGCCGCTTCCACCGTATCAGCCGGTATGCGCATTTTTGCCGGGACAACCGCCGACAGATTGCCCGCCCCAGAGGACATGCAAATCCGCGCGCTCGTTGAAAGCGGGGAGGTCTGCTTCGGTGAGGTCGTCGCCCCCGCCCCCGAAGGGGGTAGACGATGAACGCACATGCCAAAATTCCCGTTCTCAGAGACGATTTCGGAATCGGCCAAGTGGCCTGCCCAATCCCCTCTGACCGAACCAAAGAAAGAGCGTGCATGACCTACGCATCAACCACAACGCTGGCCCGTATCCGTGCCGCGTCACCCTGCCAAGGCGGCTGGACCAAGCTGCTGGACCATCTCGGCAAGACCAGCTCCGATGACGAGCCGCTGCCGCTGCTGACCGTGCTGGATAGCAACGGGCTGGACGATGCGCTTTGGGTCTTGTCTTTCGCCATACCCGATGACCGGCTGGCGCGGCACTTCCAGGCGTGGTGCGCGGATAGGGTGCTGCATCTGTTTGAGGACGATTATCCGGATGATTCCCGCGTCCGTGATCAAATCGCCATGCTACGCCGTGATGATGCCAGCGATGATGAAAGACGGACTGCCGCAGAGGCAGCCGCAGGGGCTGTCGAATGGGCTGCCGCAGGGGCCGCAGGGGCCGCAGGGGCTGCCGTATGGGCCGCACTGGCTGCCGCACGGCCCGTCGCATGGGACGCCGCACGGAATGCCGTATGGGCCGCAGGGACGGTCGCACCGGATGCCGAACGGTATGGCGAACGGGCTGCCGAACGGGATGCTCAGGAGCGACAGTTGCGCGCGATGATCGGCGGTGCAGCATGACCCGACGCACGAACTGGATCAAAGACACACTGGCCGATACCGCGCGCACTGCCATAGCAGTGGCGATCATCATACCGATAATCGGCGCGGTGCTGCTGTTCGTCTCCGTAATTCTGGGACTGGTTTTTGACACGCCGCCATCGCAACTGTTCGGATCGTCATTCTTCGGAGGCGCGGCGGGGGCGGTGTTTGCCTTCTTGCTTATCGAGTGGGGGACCGGAGAAGGGCCGGGCACCAATATCGCCTTTGCTGTCGTCTCCATTAGTGCGGCTGGCCTCCTGGTGACGCTGCTATGACCGCCGCGCTGCGCCCTACGACGAGTTGGCGGAGTGGCTACGCAGCGGATTGCAAATCCGTGGATTTAGCGTTTCCCGCCAGACAGATAACCCCCAATTTTTTACCGGACAGAACCCGAACGGGGGGTGAACCTGTAAAATCCAGATTTGTGCCGCTTCGTGTTATCGGACGGGGGCGGGTGTGAATGACATGGGCATTTATCCCCGGAACGGATCAACGCGCATGAATTGCTCTGTCGATGATTGTGATGGTGCGGTCGCCTATAGGGGAATGTGCACGAAACACTATAACCGCCTGCGGCGTCACGGACGCCCTGACGGCGGGCGCACCGAAGATGGCTCAGCGATCAAGGCCTTGGAAGCGCGATCAAAAACGGGAAATCGTGGAGGCATATTAAATGACATCACAACACAATTCGGGGCGCATGACGCAGGTTGCCGCCCTGTATGTTCAGACCGGCGGCAGCTATTTCGGGCTTCCTGACGTTGACCCTTGGGACGAAGGCCGGGATGCCCGCGCCTATGCGGGGCCACACCCTGTTGTTGCGCACCCGCCCTGTCAGCGCTGGGGCAAGATGTGGAAGGGCCAGCCCGGAAACATCAAGCGCGGCAAGGTTGAGAAGCTTGGCGATGATGGCGGGTGCTTTGCCGCTGCACTGGACGCTGTGCGTCGATATGGTGGCGTCCTTGAGCATCCCGAACACAGTCAAGCATGGGCGCATTTCAACCTTAACAAGCCGCCGCGCAAAGGCGGATGGATTGCGGCAGAGTTGCCGGGAGCAGCCCGATACGGATGGACTTGCCGCGTCGAACAGGGGCAATATGGACACTATGCGCCGAAGCCGACGTGGTTATATGCGGTAGGTGTCAAATTCACCGATTTGCCCGACCTCAAATGGGGCGTAAACAAGGTGCCTGACGACGCCTTCCCTGCCGACGTAGTGGCGCGCAGAGGGATTTCCTACTGTCGCCGCGCGGGCCTTATGGCCTTCCGGGGCGGCGGCAAGAACAGCACGCCGCGCATCTATACGCCGACCGAATTTCGCGAGATTCTGATCGGGATAGCCCGATCGGTGAAGGCAGCCGAGCAGATGAGCTTGATCTGATGGGTGCCCGCGCATGACTTCCCCCAACACACAGGAGCCAACCATGGCCGATAGACCGATCCTTTTCAGCAGCCCTATGATCCGCGCGCTCCTCGACGGCCGCAAGACTCAGACGCGGCGCGTGTTGAAATTGAACGGCGCCCGGCCCGCCTTTTGCGGCGGGCGCGGCGATCTTGACGATCCGACATGCTGGGGCTGGGAAGATACCAACCACGGCGACTGGATCACCTTGGAAAAGGATCCCGGTCAGCGGATGGGCTGGCGCGATTGGGTTGGCGCACCGCGCGCTGGCGACCGGCTGTGGGTTCGGGAAGCCTGGCAGACCGTCGATGCCTACGAGGACGTCAAGCCCTCTGAAATGGGCGGCGATGAGCCGATCCTCTATGTCGCTGACGACTACGTTGAGCGATGGGGGTGGCCCGGATGCGGGGGCAGGTGGGGGAGGAAGCGCGCCGGTATTCACATGCCCCGCTGGGCGTCCCGCCTGACGCTGACCGTGACCGACGTGCGGGTGCAGCGGTTGCAAGATATCAGCGAGGCGGACTCGCTCGCCGAGGGAGTGGGAACCCTCACATGCTCCGTCCCGGCGATGGGAAAGAGTATCACCGCCCGCGACGACTTCCGCGACCTCTGGGACAGCCTGAACGAACCGCGTGGATCCGGTTGGGACAACAACCCGTGGATCGTCGCATACACCTTCACCGTCGAGCGGAAGAACATTGATGCGAAGGCGTCGTGATGGCGGCGACTACCCCCTTCATCCTGCCCGAAGGCAACGTCCAGATATCCCTGAGCGGCGGACGCACGTCCGCATACATGTTGGCCCGCATCATGGATGCCAACCCCGGCGCGGTTCAGGACGAGAGCCGTGTCCAGGTCGTGTTCTGCAACACTGGTCGCGAACGCCCTGAGACGCTGGATTTTGTAGCCGAAATAGGACGGCGCTGGCAGGTTCCGATTGTCTGGATTGAGTTTCAGCAGGGTGCGCCGGGTCAGCGGTTCCGTGTTGTCGGGCGTCAGGGTGCGTCCTTGGATGGCGAACCTTTTCGCGATCTTATATTCTGGCGCAGCTTTATGCCTCATGCCACGGCGCGCTTCTGCACGTCTGAATTGAAGGTTAGGCCCGCCCGCGACTACCTGCGCTCGATCGGGTGGGACCAATGGACGGCGGCTGTCGGATTTCGCGCAGATGAGGCACACCGGGACGGGTCCACTGGCGTGGCACGGGAACGCTGGACACGCTGGTGCCCGATGATCGAAGCGGAAACAACAAAGCGCGATGTGATCGCCTTTTGGCAAGATCAGCCTTTTGATTTAGGCCTCTCGTCGGACGGGCGGACGCCGCTTGGCAACTGCGATGGGTGCATGTTGAAATCTGAGCGCGTCCTCTCCGCCTTGGCGCGGGATGAACCCGACCGCCACGCATGGTGGGAAGATATGGAGCGCGTCCTGACTGAGCGTTGGTGGAGCCTCACGCCATGGGCGCGCCTGCGCAGGATCATCGCGTCGGACCAGTATAAGACCGTCAAGGATAAAACCGCCCCCCGGTTGCGCGCGGCCTACGGCCGGCCAATTCCCAAATCGGTTCTCCTTCAAGTGGCGGACCGGCCCAGAACCATGAGTTTCAATAAGCGCGTAAGCCGCCGCGCCATTCGTGAAAAGGTGGAACGGCAAGGCGACTGGATTTTCAGCGCCGAGGCAGATGACTTGGGTGTCCTCTGCCAAGTCGATGGAGGCGAGTGCATCGAATGACCTCTTCCCCCAACACACAGGAGCCAACCAGGGCAGAGAACACATCATGACACCCAGCGGTGACAGCCCCGTGCCCGGAAACGCGTGACCTTCCGCAATGGCGATATCGAAGAACTCTACGCGTGGGGGATCGATTGGTGGGGCGACCATGGCTGCCCGGAAGATGTGGTAAAGTGGGAATACGCTGACAGATCGGAGCAGAACTAGCCGCGAATGACGCCCTGACCGTTGTAGCTTTTGCACCCGCACGGCATCACCGATCCTCCTTGGCTTTGATCATATCTGACTTAGCTTCTGGCCAAGGCGCAGCAATGGGCATCCAATGGGTTGCGTCACCTTGGTCAATCTCGGTCCCGTCAGACGCCACAATCCATTGCGGCTTATTATCCGGCCCGCCGTAAGGCTCATAGTAA